GTCAATATTGGCACAAATTTCTTTGGACCTACTTCTGGAAGTTATGGAACACCAGGACCAGCTGCAGGAAGATATTTTGCAGGTGGTGGAGGTTCTTTTGGTTATGGTGGTGGTGTTCCTTGTGGTAGTACTGCTAGTCCAACTCCACGAAACGCTCCTGGAGGAGCTGGAGGTGGAGGTACACCTATCGGAAATAATGGTGTTGCAGGAACAGTTAATACTGGCGGTGGCGGCGGTGGAGGAAGAGGTGCTGGATACAATCCTGATAATGGAGGAGCTGGTGGTTCAGGTTTTGTTGCAATAAGATATAAGTTTCAATAATTATGACAAGTACAATTAAAGTAGATAACATACAAAAAGTTTCAGACGGATCTAGCATTATTAAAAAATGTGGATCAACTATTACAGTTGGTTCGTGCGGAGCTACTGTTGCATTAGCATCAGGCGCTTCACAAACAGGTTTCGGTACTCCATCTTCATCAGTATTATGGTGTACAACAGCAAAGACTTCTCCTTTTACGGCAGCAGATAAAGTAGGATATTTTGTAAATACAAGCGGTGGAGTTGTTACAGTTACACTTCCCTCATCGCCAAGCGCTGGAGATGTAGTAGCTTTGAAAGATTATGGAAACACTTGGGATACTAATGCAGTAACACTTTGTAGAAACAGTTCTAAAATTAATGGAGCTTGTGCTAATGCTATTTTAAATACTGAATCTCAATCAGTAACTTTAATTTACGTTGATGGAACTAAAGGTTGGCAAGACATTCAAGATTCAACTTCTAATGTTACAGGTAACCCTGGTTATACAGCAGCAAGTGGTGGTACAGAAACTACTTCAGGGGATTTTAAAATTCATACTTTTACTGCAAGTGGACCATTAAATATTACAAATGTAGGAACACCAGCAGGAGGAACAAATGCAGTTTCATATATGGTAGTTGCTGGAGGAGGTTCTGGAGCAGCAGGTTGTGGTGGTGGAGGTGGTGCAGGTGGTTTTAGAGAAGCTAAAGTTCCGTCTGATCCATATACAGATTCACCTTTAGATGCAGGAACAGGTTTAGTAGCTTCAGTAGCAGATTTTACAGTAACAGTCGGTGCAGGTGGAGCAGCAACACCTTGTTCTGGTCCATACCAACCTGGAACAAATGGTGGAGTTTCAACTTTTTCAACAATCACATCAGCAGGTGGAGGCTTTGGTGGTGGTGGACCAAATTCAGGATCACCAGTTGCTGGCGGTAATGGTGGATCAGGCGGTGGTGGACAACCTGGAGGACCTGTAGGTGCAGGTGGTACAGGAAATACACCTCCCGTAAGTCCTCCACAAGGTCAAAATGGTGGACCTGGTTTTGGTTCTGCTGGTCCTGGAAATAAAGGCGGTGGTGGTGGTGGTGCTGGCGCTACAGGAGGTGCAGGAACTTCTCCACCTTCAGGTGGTGGTGTAGGAGGTAATGGGGTTGCAACTTCAATAACAGCTTCAGCAGTAACAAGAGCAGGCGGCGGTGGTGGTGCAAGTAGTTGTGCGCCTGTAGGATCTAATGGTGGTTCAGGTGGTGGCGGTCCAGGTGGTTATCCAGGAGGAACAGCAACTAATGGAACAGTAAATACTGGAAGCGGTGGAGGTGGCGGCGGTACTGGTCTTTCTGGTGTTGGTGGTTCAGGTATAGTAGTGGTAAGATATAAATTTCAAAATTAAATAAATTATGAGTACAATTAAAGTAAATAAAATAGAAAAAAGATCAGGAAGCACACTTACATTAGGTGGCCCAGTCACAGCTGTAACTTTAGCGTGTGGTGCTACACAAACAGGTTTCGGTAGAACAGGAACTGTTGACTGGTGTACGACTGCTAAAACAAGTCCCTTAACAGTTGCTTCAGGTAATGGTTATTTTCTAAATACATCAGGCGGAGTAATAACGGTAACTTTACCAGCTTCTCCATCTGCTGGTGATATAGTTGCTTTTAAAGATTATGCTAACACTTGGGATACCAACAGAGTAACAGTTGGAAGAAATGGATCATTAATAAATGGTTCTAACGCTGATGCATTTTTAATTACAGAATCTCAATCAGTTACTTTAATTTATGTTGATGGCACAAAAGGCTGGCAAGACATACACGATTCAACTTCTGATATTACAGGAAATGATAATATAGTAGCAACAGGTGGAACAATTACAGAAGATGGAAATTTTAGAATTCATACTTTTACTTCTAGTTCAGATTTTATAGTTAGTGCAGCACCCAATCCAGCTAAAGCTAAAGTTTCTTACGTTGTGGTTGCAGGCGGTGGTGGAGGTGGTGGAGAATCTAAAACTACAACATCATCAGGTGGTGGTGGAGCAGGAGGATATAGAGAAGGTAAGCTTTCTACAGATCCATATACAGCAAGTCCTTTAGCAGCAACACCTTGTTCAAGTTTACCAGTTTCAATACAGACTTATCCAATTACAGTAGGTGCTGGTGGCACAGCTGGTCCAGGAACAGCACCAGCACCAAATAATTCAAATGGTGGTGCAGGCGCAGTTTCAACTTTTTCAAGTATTACATCTGCAGGCGGAGGATTCGGAAGTGGTATTAATAGCACTCCTCTTGCAGCCGGTGATGGTGGTTCAGGTGGAGGAGCAAAACAAAATAATAATGCAGGCCCAGCTAATGGAGCTGGTTTAGGAAATACTCCACCAGTTAGTCCACCACAAGGTAATAATGGTGGTCAATCAGATCAACCAGGAGCAAGCGCACCAACTAACTCAACTTATAAAGGTGGTGGTGGTGGTGGAGCAGGTGCTGTAGGTGGTAAGCCGCAAGCTGTACCAGGGCCAGCAGGAGCGGGTGGAGCTGGAGTTACTTCAAGTATAACTGGAGCTGGAACTGCAAGAGCGGGCGGAGGTGGTGCAGGTCAATCTGTTTATCCAGGATCTTGTGGTGCATTACCAGGACCAGGTGGAGCAGGTGGTGGTGGAGCAGGTGGAACTACTTCAGGTGGAGTTGCAGGAACAGTTAATACTGGCGGCGGTGGAGGCGGAGCAAATAATGCTGTTGGTGGACCTTCTAGTATATTTAGTGGTGGCGCAGGAGGATCAGGAGTAGTAATAATAAGATATAAATTTCAATAGTTGAAATGAATTAACAAATAAGATATAAGGAGAAACATTATGGCACATTACGCAAAATTAGGAATAAACAGTAAAGTTATAGGAGTAGAAGTTGTAGCTGATGCTGATTGTCAAAACGCTGATGGCATTGAAGATGAAGAAGTAGGAAGACAGTTTATGGAAAGAATCCATAGCTGGCCTCTATGGAAAAAAACATCTTACAATACAGCAAATGGACAACACAATGCAGGCGGAACACCTTTAAGAGGTAACTACGCAGGTATAGGTATGACTTATGATGAAGATAACGATATTTTCATTAGTGCTAAACCTTACGCTAGTTGGATATTAGATGTTCCTACAGCTAATTGGAAATCACCAATAGGTGATGCACCAGCACTATCTGAAGAAGAAACTCTTACTCATAGATATGAGTGGAATGAATCTACAGGTGCTTGGGATAAAACAGCTAGATAACACACTTGACATTTTAATTAGAGTTAATTACATATCATATAGGTATGCACAAGAAAGTATTAACAGAAGTAGACTTATATACAGGTGAAATTCAAATGCCTAAAGGCTTTGATATTGATCGTGATAAAATAAGAAACGACATCATAGAATCTTTTGTTAAAAAAAATAGAATTAATACTAATCCACAAGCTTATGCTTTTGATGATTATGTTGTGCCTTTTTCTCAACCTTTACAATGGACGCAAGATTATATGAGAGATCATTGGAGAGTTGAATATGGTTATACTTTAGTGCAAAAAAATATGCACGGCAATGTTATGCATCCTAAAGAAAAATCTTGGACAAGACATCAAGTTGATCCTGTTGATTTGCGCAACTCACCAGACTACACACTTATTTATGGTGTTGATGTTAAAGAAGGTTCTTGTGAATGTATTATTGAATATGATGATAACAGAAGAAAAAATAGAACGTGGCATTTACCTATAAAAAATAATCACTTTATAATGTTTCCAGCTACTAATAAATATTCTTTTTCACCCAATACTTCTAATGGTTTAAATATAATTTTAACAATTAACTATGAATATATCTAATTACTATTGGTACTTTGAATCTGCAATACCACCAAGGATTTGTGATCTTATTGTTAAATATGGTAAATCAGAAAAAGAAAGAGAGATTATGGCCATTACAGGTGGTTATGGTAGAGATAGAGATTTAAATAAAAATCCTCTTAACAAAGAAGAAGTAAAAGATTTACAAAAGAAAAGAGATTCTAATATTATTTGGATGAATGACAGATGGATATACAAAGAAATTCAACCTTATGTACATCAAGCAAATCAAAACGCTGGTTGGAATTATGATTGGGATTATTCTGAATCTTGTCAGTTTACTATTTATAAAAAAGGCCAATACTATGATTGGCACTGTGATGGTTGGGATAAACCTTATATGCAAGAAGGACCTATAAAAGGTAAAATAAGAAAACTATCTGTAAC